TATTAAAATAAAAATGTAATTCTATTTGAAAAGGAGAAGTATGAAATATTGGGGAGTAGATCAAGAAGCAGCGATTGTTGAATTCAATACAAATGAGATCATGGAAGCAAAGCATAAAATTTATAATGATATTATTTTTCCAGCTTTTCAAAAATTAGTAGAAAACATTTATTATACTTATAACTTTAATACTATTCTTTATGATTACCCACAGACTCAACATGAAGCCCTAGCTCATCTTTATGAAAAACTACATAAATTTGATCCTTCATCGGGTGCGAAATCATTTTCATATTTTGGGGCTATTGCTAAAAATTGGATGATTCAACAATCTAATGCGGCAAAAAAGCAAGTATTTGTAGATAGTGAAAATGTAGATACAATTATTTTTGATAAAAGCATGGAAAGTTATAATGATACCACAAAAACTGAAGATGACTATGATTTTATTGTGGGGTTGATTGCACACTTTGATGGCATAATGAATAGTGAAGGTTTAAATAAAGATGATTTGGCAGTATTAGGAATTATAAATGATATACTCAAAAACTATCACAAGTTCAATATTTATAATAAGAAACAATTGTATGTATATGTGAAAGAGGCCACAGATCTACCGAGTAGAAAGATAACTAAGTCGATAAAAAAGATAAAGATGACATATACTGGGTTAAAAGAAAACTATATTAACTGATGGACTATAAAGATTTTAAAGATGAAGAATTAGCAAAATTTTATGCTAATACCTTACAACTATATGATGATCAATTGTCAGTAATGGAAACTATTGTGATGAAAACTGCTGAGAGCAGGCGTCTATTGGTTGAGTTAGAGCAAGTAATGATTGATAGGGGCTTTACGTTCAATGATGATACAGAGGGAATAGATGAATCAGTTACCAGTTGATAAAATGATGAATCAATATAACGCTGCTGCTGATATTATTGCGTCAACTCAGGGATGGGAAAAGCCTGATCTTTTTATAGTAGAAAAGGCTATTGTTATTGCTGTAAAAACTGGAGTAAATCTTAGCTCTTTAAACTCATCTCTTATTCCTCAATTTAGTGTTAACGCTAGACTTTTAGGAGAAAACTCAAGTTTTAGCATGGACCCAAAGAAGGATCCACCCGATTGGTACCCACCTATGTTTCCTAATACAATAGTTTCTGTGCCAGAAATAGGAGAAATAGTACTTATACTCAAAGAAAATACGGCACGATCAGACAAGGGCTGGTGGATCGGCAGAGCAAACGATACTGATCAAATAAGTTTAAAATTGGCAGGTAGCCAGTATACTGCTAGTGGCAATACTCCAATGGAAAAATACGGTTTACCATTTGATGTATCTGGAGTAAATAAAGGTTCTAAACAAAAATCATCATATGCTCATAGGGTAAGATGGCAGATGCCAGCACGATTAGGAGATGTGTTCATACAGGGTCGAAGTGGAAGTTTCTTAAGAAACAGCTATAATCCCAATTATGGGCCCTTAGATAAACCTGGTGTTTTAGAGATGGGTATATTAAAAGATAAGGCGTATGGAGAAACAAAGTCAGCCCAAGTTGGTGTTACAGAAACCAAAACTATTCATCTTGCTAATGCTAGACCCTCTGATTTAGGGCCTAGAACTACTAAAGTTACCGTAAATGAGAAAGATAAGATACCAACAGATACACAGGGTGGTTTTGTAGAAGAAAGAACTAATATTATTGCTAATTTAGCGGGTGATATTTATAACATCTCTACAGCGGTAGATGCTCAACCAAAATTACATAAACAAGTTTTGGGAGAAAAGCTTAATAGTTATTTGGAGGAGCAAGATATTTTACTTAGTGAAGTGATGGAGTCTCTAAAGGGACTTACACAAACTGTGGAAGTATTATTTAATGCTTATATGGATCACACTCACGCTATACCGGAGATAAACATAGATATTCCGGATAAAGAAGTAGAGTTTAATGATGTGATCAATAGAGGTATGCGATTAGAGCCACGAGAACCAATTAAAGTATTTGTTCCTGGCGCAGAAGTCTCTATACCTTCTTCTGGCGGGCGTTCTTATCAAAGAACTGTAATGACTCCCCGTGGACCTCAAGTAGTCACAGAAACTGTTGCAGGGAGGCCTGGAGGGACTGTGCGCATACCTTCTAAGTTTGTTACGGTGCCACAACCACCTAAACCTGTTAATTTGGGTTATAGGTCAGAAAAGAGGACAAAAAAGGTAGAATTTGAGAAGATTACTATTGGTGGATCAACAAATCCAAGAATGACCACAACAGTACAATCGGATCAAGCAACAGCAAGAGTACAAACAAATTTGAATGAGATGGATGATAAATTTTTAGCTGCTAAAAATAACTTTATAGAATTAATAGATAAACTAAATGATAATTTATCTAAAAGACAATATATAAATTAGGAAAAATAGATGACCGAGATGATTGATACCAGAACAGTAGGCATAAATTTAAAGTTTCCTTTGCGATCTTATAGAAGAGGATTTTTTGAGATGAATACTACTACTTTGGCTGCGGTACGGGAAGATATTAAGATTTTGTTACTTACTAAAAAAGGCGAAAGACTTATACATCCTGACATTGGCACTAATATACCTATTTTAGCTGGACAATTATTTGAGCCTCACGATAGAGAGGTGCTAGAGGGGCAAATTGGTGCTGAAATACGAGCAGCATTGGCCGCTTACATGCCTTATGTTAAGCTTAAGGGAATTAGTGTTTATTCAGATGTAGATGCACCTCCTGGCCGGAATGTACAAAGAAATCAAGCTTTAGTATTGATGCAATATACATTAGAGAATGCTAGTGGAATAAGTGATTCTCTAGCGCTTACACTAGATAATCCACAATAGAGATAAGAAATGCCAAATTACCAATCGACCAGAGCGGTATCTAAACAAAAAGTTAATGTAAACTATCTATCTAAAGATTTTGATTCTATCAAAAGAGATCTTATTGACTATCTGCAGCGATATTTTCCAGATGATTATCAAGATTTTAATGAAGCTTCGGGCGGTATGGCAATTATTGAGTTGCTAGCTTATGTTGGCGACATGATGAGTTTTTATATTGATAGACAGGTTAATGAAGGATTTTTGGATAGGGCTATTGAGCGTAAAAACATATTTTCGTTGGCTCAAAATTTAGGATACCAGCCAAAGTTCGCTAGACCTGCTGTGGTTAATTTATCCATGAGTGCTACTTTTAATGACGCTACATCTGCTGCTTCAACTTTTATTCTTAAAAAAGGATCGAAGGTTGTTACTGATTTTGAGCCAGCGGTACAATTTGAAACTTTGGTTGATGCTGATTTTTCTAATTCTGCTCATAGAGTAACTACTAAACTTACGGATAGCACTACTCAATATTCTATTACAAGTATTTCGGCGGCGGCTGGGTCTACTCGCACTTTTTCACATCGTGTTGGTCTTCAAGCTATTCCATTTCTAAAGGTTACGTTACCAGACAATAACATTACTGAAGTTATTTCAGTTACTGCATCAGACGGTAAGGAGTATCATAGAGTTGATAACTTAGCCCAAGGCAGCATTTTTACAGGGTATAAAAATAGTACTTCTACTTCTGCTGATGTAGAATACATTTTACAATATAAGAAAATACCTTATCGCTTTACTACTGAAGTAGCTAATAATGGCAAAACGACTATTATCTTTGGCGGCGGCACTTCTGATTTAGAAGATTCAGAGTTGATTCCTAATCCGGAAGATTTTGTGTTGCCACCAACATTGCGTGGCTCACCTTCTGGTTTTGCTCCCGCTGTTGTAGACTCAGCTAACTTTTTGAAGACTCAAGGTTTGGGTTTCGCGCCAAGAGATGTTAACATAGATGTAAAATATCGTTACGGTGGTGGTAATAATACGAATGTGGGACCAAGAACATTAAAAAGATTTGTATCTAGAGTTATACAATTCGCAACTCCAGATTATGCTAACACTAATCCTCAAATTACTACAGATATTTTAGGAACATTAAATGTTTCTAATGTAGAGCAGGCTAGTGGTGGAGCAGATCCAGAAAATCAAACAACTATTAAACAGAATGCCTTACAGTATTTTAATTCTCAAAATAGAGCAGTAACATTACAAGATTATCAAGTTAGAGTTTTATCAATGCCTAGCGATTATGGTTCTGTTTTTAGAAGTTATGCTAGAAAAGATCCTAATAATTCTTTGGGTGTTGAATTGATAACTTTGGCAAGAAATGCGGGAGGCTATTTGACAGCACCTGCTGGAGCACTAAAGAATAATATAGAAACTTATTTAAGACAGTTTAAATCATTCGCTGACACGGTAAGAATAACTAACGGAAAGACAGCTAACATCGGTATTGATTTTACTATTTTACCAGAGTCTGACAGTAATCTTAATGATGCTTTATTAGATTGTTTTATTTTATTAAAGGGATTTTTTGTAATAGAAAACACTAATTTTAATGCTACTATAGTTACCTCTGAATATGTAAGTAGATTACAAGCACTCAACAAGGTTAGATCAGTAGTTGATTT